AACAAGAATAATAATAAAATAATTAACCATGTTCACATTCATCAGAATGTTCCTGTGCTTGTATCCATAGTGATTGTGGTAAAGATATAAATACTCGGTGTTGGTTTTTTTACCCCTGCAGAGCACCATAAGTATTATATACTATCTATCACTTCACATACTTCTTGTTTCTCCTGTCAACTTAACCAACTGCTTCATTTTATCTGTTCCTTTGCTCTTGGATTGTTTTTTAATAACATAGGTACAATTCTTTCAGCAAATTTATTTAAACTGTCCATACTGTTAAAATCTACTCAAGCCATTTCCTTTTCAGGAACTCACATTTTGATTAATTTTTCTTTCAAAGCAGATGTAAAGTTTAGGCTTTTCATAACATCTATCATATTCATTTTTTTATTCGTTATCATCTAAATCATATCAATACTTCTCGTGGAGTTCTCTTAAATCGTGATGATATTTTTCTTTAAGTCGTTTTTTCTCATACTTAAATTCTAATTCATCAGTCATTAATTCTCCAATAAATCTGATAATTTTCTCTCAATCATTAGGGTGTTGAAGAATCATATTCGCAACATTTTTTGCGTCTATCTCATCATCAGCATTAAAAAACATTTCTTTCTTTAATTCCATTGTATTATAATTAAATTATAAAAACAATTTTGATATAAACAAAAAATGCTAATAAGTAATAACTATCAGCACTTTTTGTTATTATAGTTCAGAACTATTAAAATCTATTTTTAACTGCTATATTTTATAACCAAATTATAAATAAACTGATTCAACTCCATAAAAATAATAATAAACTTAATATATTCACAATCTTACAAATATTTGTTAATGCTCTATATTCTTTTACACATTGATACTCCATATAAATTCTACCGTATTTTTTAATATTATCTGAATATAAGATAAACTTTTCAAATCATTGTGGTATTAATCGTTTACTATTCAATAATCTTACAAGTTTCTTTTTATTTTGGCTTACCATAGCACTTGCATTTTGTTTTATTTCTTTACACTCTCTACAAAACTCTCGTTTACTATCCTTTCAACATTTTAGACATTTCATTATCTATTCGTTAAAAGGTAAATTTTCACAAGCAATTCAATCTCAATCTCAATCAAGGCTTCTATGTCATAATTTATATAATATATCAGCTTTTCGTCTTGTATCTATATTTTCACAAGTTGCTTGAAAATTAGCAATCATAAAAATATTAAATGATATACTAAACATCAAAACTGTTCCTATTATTATATTCAGTATTTTTTTCATAGTTAGAGATTATTTGTTAAATATACTCTATCTCAGTTAATCAAAATTGAACTTGTCAATATGGTGTTGCACCATATAAAAGCACTCTATAATAATATCACTCTCTAAAATCTACACTTCAAGCACTTGCTCAAGCTTTTAGTCAACTACCATAACCACAATCTGCAAAATCTATGGATTTGATGGTAAGCCAAGCGCTATTATTAAGACTTTCTTGTATATGGGCTGTACCATAATACGTACCTGATGTGTTCGATGATACAACAAATAAAAAACTACATCTTATATCTCCATTACATTTATCTGACGCTGTAAGTGTTTGGGATACATACATATTTTGTACATCAGCACTATAGCATAATCAATTTATAAATCCTCAACGTTGTGGTTTAAATATAAATCAACCTGGTACCATTTTTCATAAACACACCGAACTTCTTAAAAATCAGCTTGAAGTATTTTTATATCAACTTTTTACAGATGTATTTACTCTAACAGTAGAAGTAATAGTATTAGTACCTCAGTAGTTAAGAGGACTAGCTAAACTAATAGAATTACTACAAAAATTTAAAGGCACATTAACCTTATAATTATTCCACTGTGCTCAACTCATTGGAACTAATCTACTTGAATAACTACCAGTTTTTACAACTGGACTATCCATACCATTTCAACTTCCTAAATATCTTTGCACTTCAATATAATCTATAAGTCAACTTCAACTTGTAGTAGTAGTATAATCTAAATATACATAATTATTAGTACCTTGTGCAGTATAAGGGACAAAACCTTCTATAATAGCTCTTCTAGTATCTCCGTTATTACCTCACTCTACCAATATTCAGTCTACTTTATTTTTCCCAATTACACTTACATCACTTGCATAAGCTTTTCAGTCTGTACCAAAATAAAAAGCTCCAAGTCAATTACCAGCTGAGATAGTTTCTCCTAGTACTACATTCATTTGTTTATTAGCTGGCACTAAATTAGCATAAGTTATTCTTTTATTATTATAACTATCTGCACTATCAGCAAGTACTAACTCATCTGTATTTTGTGGATTGCTTTTTTCTGTTAAAGGATGTATAGCCAATCCTCATAAATTACCTCCTATAGTATCTAGTCTCCAGTCCTCTATATCTGTAATTTCTCAGTTTAGTGTAGTCACTTTTGCTAATCTTGTGTATCTACTATCTCGGTCAGTTGTAGATATTTGTAATGTTGCTGTACCGTCTATCATAATATAATTTGTAGCATTATCTGTTAATATTTGGTCTGTAGTACCTGCATATACTATATTATCATCTGCACATCTAAAATTACCTGGCATAATATCAATTGCAAGTGATGTTCAACTTATAGCTCTTAATACTTTCATTCTATCATTTCATTTAGTTTCAAGAAATTTTATTCAGTCATTTACTATATCTAAATGTTCTGCCGTTATATAAACATTTATAGTATCTCATACATCAAAACTAAAACTTGTTTGACTTTGAGAATTAGCGTCATCACTTGCAGGACAAGGTTCATATTTTCTCGTTACAGTTAAAGTATCTCAACTGATTCCTGTAATCAAGACTATTTCTCTTTTCGTAACCTTTCAAGTCGTATCTACACTTTCTAATGTTGCCAACATATCCGTAGAAAATCTTGCTCATTGTCAATCATTTAACTGGATTGTTGTAGATAAACTGCTTATTGGTGCATATAAACTTCAATGCACATTGTTTTTAATTGAATAGTTTTCATATCTACTCATCTCATATTATTTATGAATTAAATATTTGTTTTGATATACTTGTATAATACTCTAAATTTATTCTCACTTGTTCATAAGTATAATCAATTTTGCTAATTTGCAAGTCTTTTATATCTAAATCAATATTCATAATTCTTACCGTATCTCACGGATGTATACTTTCTATCGGATATAATGTACTTACAGTTAAACTTATATTCTTTTTTCAATCTTTATATTCATTCAAATAACTATCTCTATATGTTTCTCCTGCTACTTGTCAATAAAGATTCTCATTACTAATGATTATCTCTTTTCTTCCAAATTTTGCTATACTTGAAGCATTTGTTGCTACATCAGTAATTCCTGTATGGCTTCATCATATAAAACTATATCTTGCTCTTACTGCATTAGCAACTTGTTCATAATCTTCTGGAATTGTTAATGCTGTAATGTTCCTTTCATATGTAAAATTATGTGTAATTGTTGTTGGTGTATCGTGGAATTGTATCACTCAATCAGCTCATACAAACATATAATAACTTAATCAATCCATTACAGATTGTAAAGCTTCACCACAAGTCATTGTATCAAATTCTAAATATACATCTGTTCAATATGTATCAATACTTTCATTTGTATAACTTAATATTCAAGGATATAGTGTATCAAAATAATCAATAATAGTTTTAATTATATTTGCAGGGTCATCTTCTATCTGAAATATCATCTCTCAATCTTGGACAAAATATACATCATTTAATAAAGTAAATAAACTTAAAAATACTGCATTAATATTTTCTTTATTATTTGAAAAAGTCCTATTTACTTTACTTAACCAACCACTATATAATAAATGATTATCAAGATTTCTATTGTCAGATACATATACTCTACAATATCTAATATTATCAAAATAATCTGTGTCAATCGGTAGGTTGACATTTAAACTTAATTGTCATTGTCAAGCGTCTATACTTTCTGAAAAAGTTATATCATTTGTAATCAAACTTGCAGGTAATACTTTTACAAAATTATTACTTCAATCATATAATTTTACAATATATTCTTTTTCAATAGGTTTTACTTCAAGATTATAATAATCAACATATACAGGCTCTGCTGTTTCAAAATTAGTTCAATCTCGGACAACACAAGTAATTTCTTGTCATTGGTCTGTTATTAATAATATATATGTATCATTCTCCTCTCATACAATTTTTTCTCAATTTCTATACCATTGAAATTCCTGTCCATTTTCATAATGCACAGTTAAAGTTCATCAAACTTCTATATTTCAATCAATATAAACCATTATAAATAATTCTTTGCAAATAAAACTGCTATATCAAGATTATATGTACCATTTGAAACTACATTTAATCAGTTCACACCACTCTCTAATCTTGGAAATTTACCACTAAAATCTACTGATTGTTCATTTATAAGTACTTCTTTCGTAACGGTGTTTATTTCAATAATGTCGTTGGTACTAATTGACTTTTCTATTATGATTTGATTATCTCATATTTTTACTTTTAATTGATTTGTAGATGAAGCACTATTTACAAGGATATTAAATATAGGATTAGAATATTCACTTCATTCATTATTTATATCTTCATTAATTTCATCATTTACTCATTCAAATACAACTGTATTCCAAACCTTTTCACTCCAAAAAGGCTCTAATGCAGTAAATGTTAATTTGAATTTTCAGTGGTCTATATCATAATGTTTTCTATCTATTATATCTGAATTTGTTAAACTACACAATATTCTTCTATATACTCATTTTACTTTCCAATCTAAATATCAGGTTTTTACTGATAATGCTTTTTTCAAATTATCTATTTTATCTTCTATATCTTCATCGCTATCTCATTTAACTCGTCCTGATAAACTTATTGTCCTTTGTTTGAAAAATCTATCTAATACTCATCATCAATCATTTTTAGGATTATCATAAGTTAATAAGTTTATCTTTGGCATATTCCAAACATTCATTTCTGTCACCATATAACTTGCATTCTGTAATCAAAATCAATTGAAAACAATATCATCTGCTCAAATTCAAGCAGTAATCTTTTTTCATCCATTAAATAAGACATTATTGAAATTTGCTATGTTTGTCATTTATTATATTTATTAATAAATACCTTTTTTATACAATTCTAATTGCCTTGTAATAGTATTTGCTATTGTTTCAGCAAGTTCTTCTGTATCTTGATTATCATTTACTACTACTCATCACATATTCACATTAATAGTAAATTCCTGTCATTTATTTAAATCTTCATTCTTTGTAATACTTCCATTTTGACTTGGTATAAATAATTCTGGTCCATTCTCTCATACTAAATAAGATTGTCCTGCATATACAGGTCAACCAGTTGCTCTACTTCAACTTGGTCCTCCTGTGCTTGCTCTTACTTCTGCCAATTCCCTTGCTTTTTTGATTAAAGCATTATACATATCCATTTGTTTTTGATAATCTATTTCTAATTGCTGTTGATATTGTTTCTCATATTCCATTTTTTCCATATACATTGCTATTCGTTTTTTTATCTCAACATCAATAGCTGCCAACCATTCTTTTTGATATTGCTTCATCTGCTTGTCAATTTCTGCTCTCTTTATTTCTTCTTGATGTAATGCAGATAATTTTTCATTTAATTCTCATTGTATTTCTTCTCTTTTTATCCTATAATCTTCTCTAATCTTTTCAATATCATTTAATGATTGATACCATTCTTGATAAGCGATTTGTTCGTCCATTGCTTTTCTTTCGCTCTCATTCAATCAATCATATACAGAAGCCATTTCATCTGAATATTTTTTATATTGAATAAGTGCGTCTATATCGTATTTACCAATTCATCAATGAGTATAGTTTTCAAGATATTCCATAGAATATTTTTGAGCAACTTCACCAATTCAAGCATAATCTCTTTCCATTTTTTGAAGTTCTCTCCTTGCATTTACAAATTCAGTAGCAATATCGCTTGTCTCTTCTTTTCATAAATCTGATAAAGATTTTTTCAAATCACTTATATCATCTTTAAGACTTTGTATAGTTTTATCTACATCTTCAAGGTTTTTCTCTAAATCTTGAAATCATTTTTCTCGTTCTTTATTTAATTTGATAATATTATCATATTGTTCGTCAACTGCTTTTGTAATATTTTTATAAGTATCTTGTATACTTTTTAATGCGTTAGCATTTTTACTTGTAGAACTTCAACTTCATCAGCCACCTCATCATCAACCACCTCAACCAAACAAATCTTCTATATAATCTGATAAACTTTTCTTTGTTCAAGAAAGTTTTTTAGCTCACTTATTTAATGTTTTTTCTAATTTATTTACATAATTGTCTTCCAAAGCATTAACTAAATCATTTGCTCATTCTACGGCAACATCTTTTGTATTTTTAAAAGCATTTTTTAAATATTCACCAGCTTCTTTTAATCATCAAGTTGTAGCTCATATTCAGATTTTATCATTTCCAAATAAAGCTTCATCTAAACCTTGCCAGAAAGTTTTTTTTCATACAGTTTTTAATACACTTCATATAGTATTCATAACAAGTTGCAAAGATTTTCAAATACCTGTTAATCATTGTTGTACTATATAAAAGAAATCTGTCCAATCTCCTGCCATTCAACTCAATCATTCGTTTGTATCTCATAGCATTCAGTTAATAATATCTGTGAAGAATGTTCATAATCAATCTATAACTCATCATATTCATCATATAACACTAATAATACTATCTGCAGCAGATTTTATAGTATCTACTACTTCCATAGAAACATCAATAATCTGGTCTTTATGTTCATCTACCCAGGTACTTATTTGTTCAACATATCATTTTAATGTGGGCAATAAATTAGCTCATATTTCTTCTCATATTCAATTCAGAGTATCTTGAAAATTACTCCATAATCAAGTGAGTGTTGTAGCTTGTTTGTTCATAAGGTCTTCAAATCTTCATCATTCACTTGTCATTGTCCTAAATGCTTCTTCTACATCAGAAAATCATATTTTTCAAGCACTAACCATATCTTGAATTTCAGATTTTGTTTTTCATAAATTATTTGCTAACTCGTCTAATAATGGTATTCACGCCGTCATAAAATCTCTCAAATCTTTTCCTGTTAGTTTTCATTGAGTTAATACTTGTCAATAATTTAATGTAATTCTTTCCAAACTTACTCAAACTCACGCAGAAACATCTCATAAAGATTTTAATGTTGGTACAACTTTTTCTGCCTCAATTCACATAGCCAATAATTGCTTTGCATTATCTCTTACTCCTGTTAATTCAAATGGAGTTTTTTTTGCAAAATCAGATAAATCATTAAGTAATGCTTCTGCTTTTTCCGCACTTCATAACATTGTGCTAAAAGATAATTGTGCTTTTTCAAGATTATCTCATAATGTAATAACAGATTTTCATACTTTTGTAAATAAAGCTGTTAATCATAACGCTCATATTCATTTTTTTATAAAAGAAAGTGCAGACGATGCAGAATTACTCGCTGTATTGACTTGATTTTCTATTCTGTTTATTTGTCATTGAATTTTTTCTAATTCACCTGACAACTGATTATTTGCTTTAAGTAAGAGTTCTATTGTATAATCTTGACTTGCCATTTATCTTTTTTTAAGATGTGAATTATTTTCTGCCTTTTGTTTTGCTCTCTGACTTTCTATAAATTCATGTTTTCTTTCTGCCATTAAAAATTCATAATGCATATTTAATATCTTTTCTTCCTGTTTATCTAATTCTGTCGGAGTACAATGATATATTTCTTTCATAAGGATATAATCCCTATGTTCCTTGGATACATTCTTTCAAGTCCTCAAAGTTTTTTCAAATTGCTCAACTATTTTTCCAAACCCAAATTCTTAATTTCCTCAATTTGTTTGAACACTTTGTCAAAATCTTTTGCTGACATATTATTAATCTCTGCTTCTGTAAGATTTGTCATACTCTTTACTAAATAATCATTTGCGTCTGACATCTTTGAAGCACTAATATTAAACTTTGGCTTTCAATTTTCATCTAATGATTGTTCTGTTCAATCTAATAATAATTTCATATATTCTTTATCTACACCTCTTGTATAGACTTCATTAAATAAAACTTCTTTTTCTTCTCAATTAATAGTAATTTTTAATGTTTTCATTGTTTTTTGATTAGATAATAAATACCCTTGTTTTTTATTTAGGGATAGCCGAGAAAAACAAGAAAAACTCAACTATCCCTATGCTCTTATCCTATTCACCTCATCATCAATTTCATCAATCGTCTATTTCAGATTCGGCGATAGCAATTTTAGACCAAGTTTCATTTAGATAACAATATAACTCATTTTCTAATACTCAAAATTGTCATTCATAAGTTCATTCAGTAGATATTTCACTACTTTCCTCATCAACTTCTAATTCCAATGGTCTTTGAAAGTCTAATATAACTTGTTCAGACAAAATATTTGGATACATATTTGTTAATTGTTCTCATATTTTATCTGATATAGAGAATTGTGTTCAAGCAGGTATTTCTACTTTTACACTATTTACTGTAATAGTGATACTATACTCTGATATGTTTTTTAATATCATTTTTTTCTAATTTATCTGATAAAATTAATATCAAGTAGAATTACTATTCAATAATACAACTTCAATAGATGTTCCACTTGCATTATCATATTGTCAACTAAATCATAATGTTTGTTTTGTTATTCCATTATTATCATCAGTCTTTGTCCATTCTGTTAATCATACTTTCATACAATCAACATAAATACTTGGATAAATTCCTGATACTAATTCAGTAGCATTTTTATTTTCTGCATAAAATCTGATTGCTTTCTTTTCACTATCAATAACCCAATCTCTCAATGTTGTAGAACTAAATAATGCTTCAAAATCTCAATCTAATGTGAATTGTTGATTATGTAAACTATCTACATCTGTACTTCCAAAACATTGAATATCTGTAAGGTTTTTATTAATAGTTAATCTGAAATTTTGCATACATACAGTTGTTGCATTATTTAATCAACTTTCATTTGTAGCAAAACTTACTCCTGCCATACTTGCTGTAAATGGTGCTTCATCAGAATAAGCTGGATTTAATGCGTCTGAATTATCTTGCATTTGTTTTCCTTGAAATTCTGCACTAAATTTTACATAATCAGCAACTTCACAACTTAATTCAAAACTATTTATCATACAATAAGGTGCATAAGCACTTGCCACAGGGTCGTCATCGTATAATGTGAATGTAGGGTGATTATTACTGTTTAATCTTTCAAATAAATGTGCATTAACATTTACAGCTGTTGCTGTCATAGTCCAAGTACCATTAGTAATACTTCCTGTAACGGCTTTATCAAAGAAATAGTAAGTAGTTTCATCTATTACTATAATCTTTTTTAATACAGCACTATTTCAAGTAGTTATATCTCATCTTGCAGGTGTTCATCAAGTAGGTGTTCCTGTTACACAATATAATTTTGTATATTTTCATAAAGCACCTAACAACAAATAACCTATAAAATCATCTCTAACAATTCCTGTTAAAGTTATGTTAGAAAAGTTTTTAGTTGTAAATGTATCATATACTTCATCAATAACTCCATATCAAGAAGTATCTTGTGCTGTTTCAAATGATGGATTAAGAGTACCACTCTCTTTTGGTATCCATACTTGTGCAGAAACTTTTGTCCCTGCTGTTGCTTCTTTTCATAGTCAGATAGCTGACCTCCTTCCAATATAAGCTTCTCAACTCATTTTATAATTTTTTATAAACTAAATAGACTTGTTTTCATAATCTCATTCTACCAATGCTTTAACCTTTTTTTCAGCTTCTTCCAAATTTTTTGCTTTTACACTCAAATTTAATTTTGGAAAGCTAAATGTTTTTTCTCAAATAATAGGCTCATCTATTATTGAATCATCTATTGTCAAATCACAATCTCAATCTTGACATCTTCTTTTTACCATTTTGAATAATTTATAATGTAAAATTATTTGCTAACAACAGTAAACATACATTCTACTGTAAACACTCTAAAAGGCTCTTGTGTATCTGTAAATCACCAATTAAAAGTATATTCACATTTTACAGTATATCCATTATTATTAGTCCAATTAATTGTAGATATTTCTTTTAATTTTGTAAGAACTATATCTGCAACTTCTCTCATATTATCTTCCACAGTAGCATATCAATCCTGTATCCTATCAATTAATGATATTGTATAGTTTATTTGTGTTTGATAAACACAACTATCTAAATAACCACTATTTCAATTACTTGGAGTAATAATAATAGCTGGAAGATTTACTCATCATTCTATCTTGATGTCGTGATTATAAACTTCTCCTATTACTCCACTTGAATTTTGTGTTGTATTTTTTATCTCCAACATCTTGTTATATAATGTTTCTCATATCGTTTTGAATGAATATGTTTCTATGTTTTCTGTCATTATTTCAAGTTATCATTAAATGCTTGATTTATTATATCTCTAATTTGTGTTTCATTTGTTGTATATCATCTCATTATATAATATTTTCTATCAGGGTTTTTATAGTTTTCAAATTCCCTCCTCCTTGCATAAGGCTCTGGACTTCATACAACAACAAATCATTTCTGTACATTATTAAAGTCTACTGATATACTTCTTCTCAAATTACCTGTTTGGTATGGTGCTAATTCTTTTGATGTATTGGCAACCATTAATCATATTTTGGATAAAGCAACTTGAATAGCAGAATTTACATTTTTATTCATATTTTTTACTTTATCTACATCTCATATTAATTTTGTATACACCATTATGTTCAATCGCTTTCATTGATAAAGACTTTAAACAATTTTTTCAAAGTTCATCACCATTCTAATACTTCTCATACTATATAAGTCTTTCAATCTATAACAAGTTTTTGTCAAGTTTTTAAACTTGGATAATCTGTATATAATTTCTTCGTATTAAACATTACTCATCATTCTAATCAATCTTTTACAGATAAAGGTTGAATTGTACATTTGAATGTTCATACCTGTTTATATGAAGAAATCTTTGTCTTACTATCCCTTGTATATCCGTATAATGTAGCTGTTTTGTTATATAATATTCCAAGCATTATTTCTATGGTAAATTAAAACTTTTATATCTGTTTAATAATATTCTGAATGAAAAATATATATCATCTGATGTCTGTATAGAAGTATTACCATCAACTGTTCTAGTTCTACTACCAAATGTAACACTTTCATCTCAAATCTTATAACTTGATACTCATTCCATTCATTTACTATTCCACATTCATCATACCAACATCATTTGCATAAGTTTTATATCATCTGGTAATGTATCAACAGTATTTCAACTAACCTGTTTATTCCTGTCATATCACCAAGTATATTCAATCTCTAATAATCAAAATTTTATCTTATTCAGAAAATTCATTCTATTGAACAAAATTTTTCTGTCATATATAACCATATAATCTGTTCATTTTACTCATTGATAATCTTCTCATCAAATTTTTGTAATTACAGATACAGGTTTATTTGTAAGATAAAATCGTTCTTGTAGTCAGTTTGTATATATTTTATCTTGTTCTATATATTCAACACCTGTTGTAAGATTTAAAGTATCTACTCAAATTAGATGATTTAATAATAGATAAGAACTATTTAACATTTCTGTTAAAATATTATCATTTGTATCATCTGTAATTCATAAGTATTGCTTTAATTCTGAAAGTGTTGCATAACTAACTATATCCATTATTTTATTTTAGATTATTAAAGTTTTGATTTTATCCAGTTAATATCATTTTTTTTATTAACAGGAACTTCTTGATTATATTTATCTTTATATGCTTTTCTTAATTGTTCTAATAATAACTCTTCTTCACTTTTTTCTTCTTCTGTATCTTCTTCTTTATTTTCTGTTTCATCTTTATCTTCTGTATCTTTTGTTTCTTCTGTTTTAGTAGTTTTTTCATCTGTATCATTTTCTACTTTTTCATCAGAAACTTTATATAAATGTCCATATATTCTTAACAATTGCTCTGATTCTTTTTCAGTTGTTTCAAATATATCTCATTTTTTAATATCTTTTTTTCAATCTATTGTAAGTACTCTTGTATCATCTTCTCCAATATATTGAAGTGCTATTTTCTTTTCTACATATAATCACATTGTTTTTCTATTAGTAGTTAAAAGTAAACCAACAGGGATACATATAGTACCCCTGTCAGTATATATGCTATAATGTTACATTAATTCAAGCTGCAACAGTATTTCCTAATCAAGCTGCGTTATTTGCAATAGCAAATCCAAATTCGAATGTTGCTACCAAATCAACTCACTTTCCAGGAACTTTAAATACATCTATTTCCAAAGGTTGTCCAAATCAGTATTGAACAGCAGGTTTATAGATAAGTCCAAAACTTCCTGTTGTATTATTTCAAGCTGTTGTAGAAACAGTTCCATCAGATTTAGCTTTTGCAGGTCGGTCTCTTGCTGAAATAATATCTATTCCAAATACCTTTGCCAAAACTCCTGTTCTGATAGTTGCGTCTGGTCCAAATTTCTCAACAGTTAATACTTCTGATAACAAGATTGATTTGTTATATACATTTGCTGGCATTACGAACAACAAATTATCCAAATCAGACTGATATCATTCTCCTAATTGAGATAATACATCTATGAAATCTCCACTTGTAAGACTTCCAACAGAAACAGTTTGAGAATTATTAATAGCCAATTCTCTGATTCCGTGGTCGTTTTGTAAGTAGTAAATTCAAGTTGTTGGTGCAGCGTCTACCAAGTTAACATTTCCTGTTGCACCTGTTTCAGCGTCTCCGTTGATTATTACAGCGTCAATTGTTCTTGCAGCTGCTCTATTTATTCTTTCTCTAATAATAGCTTCAAGATTTTCTGGAGCAAAATTTAGTTCTCTCTTTGAGATAGAAACAGTCTGGATATATTGTCCTTGAACGATAGTAACTTCGTCTGTTGCAGGTCAATGATTAGCAGGAGTGATAAATCATCCTTGTCCTGTTGTCCATTCTGTGTTTCCACCAAACATATTAGCTTCTCATATTACAGGAACTTTTGCACTGATAGGCATATTGCTTCCGTGATTTCCTGGTAATAGAGGCAATAATTTAGAATACTCTGGAACTAAATCAAGTAAAGGGTCCATTAATACGTTTGTAGGTATTAATTCTTTTCAGAAGTTTGTATTTGTTGTGTGCATAACTTCGTTTGCTTTTGTGTCTTCTACAACTTCTGATTTAATAGATTCAATGTATTCAGCTTCATTGAAATCTTTGTCCATCAATTTTTTTGATTGAACGATTAAGTCTAATACTTTCTTGTGCATTTTTCTAATAAATAAATGAATAAAAGATTTTAAGAATTAAATTTCTTAACATAATCTGCTACTTTTGAATAAGCAGAACTTTGTTTTTTAACTTGTGGCTTTTGATAAGCAAAACCACTTTTTAATGCTGTGTTGCTTAATACATTATCCATATCAGCAATAACATCAGCACAAGCAGATAAAGCCTTTTGAGTATTTGCTAATTCTTCTTTAAGATTAGCAATTTCCTCATCTTTCTTTACCATTAATCATTTAACTTCTTCCAAAACACTCTCCTTTATAGATTTTGTTTCAGATAAGATAAATGTTTCAATTGATTTCCTTGACATTTCTTTCAGATTTAAACCTTTGTCAACTTTTTCGTCTGTTGTAGTTTCAACAACATTTTCAGACTCTTGGTCTTCTGTTTGATTGTCAGCTCAATCATTTATTTCAGTCTCTTCAACTGTATTTTCTGTATCTTCCTTATTCTCACAATCTTCACATTTTGTTTCTTCAACCATTTCTTCTCATTCATTATTATTTGTTCACTCTTCAACTTCTTCATTTGAATTTGAATTTTCTTCAACGGTCTCAATAGGAGTTTCTTCAATATTTTCTTCAACTTCTTTTACTTCTTCCTCGCTATCTTCAACTTTTTCTTCTTCAACCTTTTCTTCAACTGTCTCATCTTTATTTTCATCAATTATTTCATTCATTTGTTCAACAGTTGTTTCACATTCTTTTACTTCTTCTTGTCATTCTTTTGATTCAATAACATCTTTTTCTTCTTCCACAACTTCTTCTGTATTTTCTTCTTCATTGATTGTTGTAATTTCTCATTCATTAGTATCTGTTGCTTCTCATTCTTCTTCACAAACTCAAGCTGTTTCAACTTCTTGTGTTTCTTCTTCTGCTTCTTCCTTTTCAAAACAATCAGACATTGATTTCATTAAAGCATAAGGATTCATTGGAACACTAACGATAGAAATTTCATATAATTCCAATTCTTTGATAACAAAATCACTTCAAGCGTATTCTCAATCAGAATTATAAATATCTCTATCTTCATAATCTTTTACTCTATATCCAATAGAGAAACTTCTTAATACACCATTTACTAATTTACTAAATACTCAATCTTCGTTTTCAGTAATTTTAGCTTTGATGTATAAACCATTTTCATCAATTTTTGCGTCCTCAACAATTCAAATAGGTTTATCCATATCGTGTTGTAATAATACAATAGGATTTAACATATACATTGATAACGCATTCTTAAATGCTTCTGGTTCAACAATATCGCTTCATCTATCTTTATCTTTGGTAGAAGCATATCATTCAACCTCAACTCCTTTCAATACTCACTCATCATCAAGCAATTCTTTTACAGACTTTGCTTTCCAAGTGATTTGAAAAGAACTTTTGTCCTTTACTAATTTAAACTTTTTCTTCATCTGACATATTTAATAGTTAAAACTTAATCATCTACTTTATATTCCATAGTGCAACGACAATTCACTCACTCTGGACATATTAATTGTCATACAGCAGGATACATATAATCTAAATCAACTCGTCATTCTAATTCACATTCCATATGTGCAGGTCTTACTCTATCATCATCTACTGTCTGCCATTTCTTCTTCATTTGTACTCATACACTTTGTAATTGTTTAACAGGTTGATAACTTCAATATTCATAAGCCTTTCATATCTCTGTTGTTGCAATTGTTCTTGCTCTTGCTTTTCAAAATAATTTATCACTTATTTCATTAATTTGTCTCGCTACTTCTTGTACTCATAAGTTATTATCATATCAATTCTTTATTATCTCTATTATTTTCCGTTTCGTTGTATAACTTATTGCTCATTTGTAATTACTTAAATTCAACTCTCACCATAATTTCGCATAATCACTTCAAGTATCTGGATAGTATGTAAATCAATTTGATAATAAAGCTGTTTCAAATAATCTGTACCTTTTCTTATATCATTTCATTACTGTCTTATCTAATTGTGGCTCAATTTCTTCTATCATATCTTCTAATCACATTTCTGCTCGAAATCACTGTAATTGTTCTGTTTGTCATTCTACATATTGCCGTGATTTCTTATTTCTATATAAGTCAACATTAGCATTTAATAACTCATTATAACATAACTCAACATTGTATACATAATTCTCATATAAATCTTTCAAATTATCCATTAAGAATTGATACTGCTTTTTGAATGATTTTTGACATATTGTATATACTTTTGTTTCGTTTGTTAATATTCTTCTATGATTTAAAGGTAAACTCATTGTTTTTATTCTCCACCAT